GAATATTTCTCAGGGTTATGGGATTATGTTCAAAATACTTAAATGCCTTCAGTAGCTTCATTCCCTTTGGAATGTCACTACCTTCACATACATTTACAACTTTATTTTCAAAAAATCCATCCAGATTTTCATCAATAAACTCAGCCAAAACAGGATTATTGAAAGTATCATAAACCTGGGTAGCAAAATCAGCTGCCCGACATCTCTTTTCCTTTTCATCCAAAGTAAATTCAATGGGTTCCGGCCATTCATAAATCAAACCGCCGAATCTCTCAATAAACTTTTCCTTGGCAAGCTCCCAGTCGTGGAATAGAGCATCCACCTGGGGATCGGGAATTGATTGAGAATAACGAATTACTTCGCAGAACTGTTCTTTGATTCTGTCGATTTCTCGCATATTACCTCCGCACAAATCTTACAAATTTTCTTATCTTTGGCGGGGTCCTCAATCTCATATGCCTCGCCGCACAAATCGCACCATTCAACATTACCAACGATGCAATCGGGACAGTAGAACTTAGTCTTTCTATCAATGCCGATTACAGGGAATAATTCATATTCACTGTATAACTTTTTACATTTACCGCAATGCTGACCATACACTACAGCACTTCTCCACCAACTAGCAGAAGAGAATACCATTTCATCATACTCAAAATCCGGAATCTCAGTTTCACACAACATCTTCTGGACTTTCGCAATGGTATCATATAATGGAGCAATATGAAGAGTTTCTACTTCACTATGCTCATCTTCATAACCAACAGACAGATTGACACCACAAATATTCCACTGAGGCATCAAGAAGCTAATGTCAGAGAATGAACCATATGCTTCACAGAAGCCGAAGCTTTCAACGTAGTCATAGAAGTCTTCATTGAAGCACTCGTAAAATACACAATCGTTAGTACCATGACGATCTAACTGAATCATATATTTCAGATTGGGAATGGGGCAATCTCTGCTTCCCAATGCAGTTGCTCCTAAACCGCCTTTCTCTTCATCGGTAGTGAAAATAATGGCTGGCCGCAATCCACTCTGGATAATTTTCAAAATGGCAAAAATACCAGCTCGGTCATCGGCGCCAAGACCCTGTGGACTCCACAGAACGCCTTTTCGCTGGTCATAATATAAATCAGCTACGGGATTTTTGAACACAGTATCCATATGAGCGACCAGCGCAATTGGAATATCTCCAATAGCAACGATATAATCTTTCGTAACGATTACTTTCTCATACTTCTCTTTTAGGTATTGTGCCATAGCCTGGTGCAATCCTTTTTGTGTCAACGATACTAAGCGTTCAAATAATCTATAATCTTGATTACTTAGGACTCGCACAAAGTATCCTCCTTCTTTTCTTTATATTATATTATACCATTTTTTTTATTTATTGTCAATTGCGGACTCTTTGATGCGCTCACCGTGGACTTTACGCAACTGATCGGCAAACCGTAGTGCGCTTTCGCACAAATGGCAAGTGCCGGTCTCCATGCAGCGCTGGCCGCAATTCACACGACGAGGACCAAGATCTTCAACAATGGCACGATTATCCACATTGAAGTTCAATTCGCTCAACAACAAATTCAAATTGCCAGGCCAAATACCTTTCTGATAAACTTCCAAAAGAACTTCTTCAGTCTTGAGCTTATCATCCTTATTGTAGAACTCCATCACTTCAATGAAATCCTCATAATGCTTTACATCTTCTGGACGAATCCAAGGACCGCAGAAGTTCGGAGCATCGGTCATATGGGTCAGATAACTGGGAACAGCCAAGTTAGGAGTGAAACGAATCGGAGTCTTAGTGATTTTCTTCACCTGCGCCAACTCAAAGCACAAAGGTGCGCCAAGCACAATGTAACAAGGGTTCATCGCAATGATCCAACGCAACTCATAATAAGTTGTGATTGGGAAAGGCCAGAACCATTTGACGCCAGCTTCATCCATTTCCTTTGCCATATGTAAGTTGCTGATAGCTACACAGAATTGTGGGAACTTCTCCTGATACATCTCCCAGGTCTTTTTCTCGATCGGGGCAATTTGACTGTCAACTTCTAAAATAATTCTTTTATCTGGAATTTGTTCAACAAAATCCATAATGCGGTCTCTGTCACGATAGGCGACCCGCACTTCATCAGCCTGCTTTAGAATAGAATAAGGCTGACGACCTGATACACAGTATTTCACTTATATCATCTCCTTTATAATAATTATATCAATTTTTTTCTTCTTTTTCAACTTTTGGAGGAAAAAATTTCTAAGTCGACTTTTCGTTTGGGGCTGTCGGTTCATGCGCCCAGGGCCGGCCGGAGCAGGCTAATGAAAAAATGGTGGAGGATTTTACTCCTCCACCTTCATGTGATAATCCATAGAGCCCCATCCGCCGTTCGCCCATCCAGAAGTTAGAGGCTTACAGCAGTATCTGTAAAAAGCTCCCATTGCAGTTCCTCGGCCATGAGAATACTTCATAACCTTTTCATTGTTTACATATACGCTACCCCATTCCTTAGGATTCTCTTGGATAACCCTGTCACAGAACTCGGTTAGCATCATCGGAGACGTAACAGAGATATTGTAAGTGGTAGTTGCATCACCATTATCTCTGACACGGACGAAATTTACACCTTTCATATTTCCTCCTTTATATGCGGCCGCCCCGGTCAGCCGATTGCTGAACCGGGTTCGCGCAATAAATATTTTGATGTTTTAGGTTGAAGCATTTCCAAAGTTATATTATCTAATTCAGTATAAGGAATGCGAATAATTGGAATGCTATGTTGATGACAATATTGATTTTTTATTTGATCATGTTCTCTCGTTTTTATAAACTTTTCTTTGTTATCATATACTCCATTACCTTGGATAAAATGTTGTCTACCATCATATTCAATAATATAAGAATTATTTACATAAAAATCAAATCTAGCAGGGTTTTTAGTATCCTCGAATACTAAATCACTAAAACGCTTTTCTTGAATAAAAGGAATGTTATTCTGCTCTAATATTTCTTTTATTTTTCGACTACCTTTTGATTCAACTAAGCACCCACATGATTCTTGATGATGAAGATTGTCAGTCTGAATAATGGCATTTTCATTACCGCATAAATTACAGCGACAACGCCATTTATGTCTTTCTTGTCCTTTACTTCCCATGATAGACTCTAGTACAGTAAAGTTTCCAATGGTTTGTCCAACTAAATTTTTTGTAGAAGCTTCACTAGTTCTTATTTTTTGGTAACATCCACAACTTTTAGTTTTTCCATTCCGTAAAGACGCTCCTTTTACTATAGTCATTTTTCCGCACTTACATTTACATAGCCACTGGGCTCGTCCAGAAGCATCATTCTAGGCTCGGTCTATAACTTCTAAAAATTCATATATATTTCCACGTTCGTCAATTATTTTTGACATAAAATCAACTCCTTCTAATATATATGAAAAAGAGGGATAGAAATCTATCCCTCTTTGACCAAAATTATGCGACTTTACTGACAGTTGTCCGCGATTAGTCTCGAGCAATCAATCGGTAAGCCATAACCTTTCTTGCCTTAGAGCCCGCGCTGGCAGGAATGGTAACCTGAGTCTTTTCAGCGGTCTCTGCTTCAACCAGCTTGTTCAAGCGATACTGAACCTTGGAAACGGTGGCATCAGCATTGGTTTCCGCAACAGCGGCAGCGATATCAGCGATGACCTGGAACTCATCGGTCAGAACAGCCTCGACCTGATCCATCAGAACATCAGCCTCAGCCTTCTTGGCAGCGGCACGCTCCTTAGCCTTAGCGGCCTTGGCGTCCAGAGAAGCGATCTCCTTTTCACAGAAAGCCACAACAGTGGCGGCGTCGAACTTGCAGGAGCCGGTCTCGAAAGTCTCCTTGATAGCCTCATACATCTCACGCTTAGTAATCTTTTCCATAGTTTTCACCTTATACCTTTCAAAATTTTTTTATTTCTTGTGTAAGGATTTCCTTTACCTTACATATATATTATATAATATTTTTTTTGAAAAATCAAATTAGAGTTTTTCGATTAGAGCATCCCGCTCTTCTTCCGTAGAAGCATTGCGGATTGCCACCAACAAATCTACGGTTCGATAATCCAGGTCAACACCCAGAGCATCTTCGTCAATATTGCGAAGGTCAAACGCAAGACGCTCGATACCGTATTCGTCCTTTACGAGAAGAACCTCGCCATATTCTTTCTTATAGCAACCATGCTGATAGCAGTAGTTACAGATGGAGATATAGTATCTCCAATTATCGAATGTTTCTACTCCTGGCATTTGGATGTAGATGTGGCGCATATCAGATTCACTGGTGTGATCATCACAGCACTCACATCTTTCCAACTCATTGTAGTAGCAATACTCACAATAGAGTCTTCCATCTCCGCCAGTATAGCACTCTCCACCGGACCATTCGCCGCAGTGAGAGCAATAGAAGTAACCATTACAACGGCGGCAACGCACGTCGCAAGGATCAACTTCTTTTGGCTCAATAACCTCTCCGCATCCAGTGCAGATTGCGGGTCCAGACACGTTGAGATAGAACCGAT